CGGCCGACGTGGGCGCAGTTCGAGTCGCAAATCGGCGCGCGGTATGACAGCTGGGGTGCCGCGCAGGATGCCTATCAGGATGCGCGCGACGGGTGGAAAGACGCGCAGATCGCGCAGGCCCGCGCGGTCGAGGCCCATCAGACCCGCGTGCAGCGGTATCAGGCCTCGCTCGCGGAGGCCGAGAAGAAATATCCGGATGCGAAGACCGTCTTCAGCTACGATCACGGCTTCCGGGCGCCGCCCGCGTTGACGGAAGCCGTGCTCGACGCGGAGAACCCCGGAGACCTCGCGTACTACCTCGGGACGCACCCGGAGGAGTATCGCCAGTTGGCGCAGGATACCGTGAACACGCCTGCGTCTGCTGCCGTCTGGGTGCGCCGTCATCTGCTCGCGCAACTCGTGTCGTCGGCGGGTGCTGTCGGAGCACCTGGGTCAGCCTCGCCGGCCGTTCGTCCATCCGCCGCCAAACCCCCGATCACCCGGGTGGGGGGCACGGTGCAAGCGCAGCCGGCAGACCCCGACGACCTCGACTTCGGTCCGGACTACATGCGGATCGGCAACGAGCGCGAACGGGCGCGGAAGAAGGCCGGCCGATGGTGAACGGCGATGGCGAATGCGCTCATTACGCCGCTGTGGACCCTGAAACGGGTCGGGCGGCTCGCGATCAACAACCTCAAATTCGCGAATAACGTCGACCGCCAGTACGACGACGACTACGTGCAAGCCGGCGCGAAGGTCGGCGCCACGATCAATCTGCGCCTCCCGCAGCGGTTCCAAACCACCAAGGGGCAGGCGTTCCAGCAGCAGTCCATCACCGACGCGATCGTCCCCGTCACGCTGACGGACCAGGCCAACGTGGGCATCTCGTTCTCGTCCTTCTCGATGACGGTCGATGTGGACGACTACACGGAACGCTACATCGAACCGGCGGCCGTGCAGCTCGCGAACACGATGGACTTCGACGGGCTGTCGCGCATCTCGCAGCAGGTCTCGAACTCGGTCGGATCGCCGGGCACCGACCCGACGGCGAACACGACGTATCTCGCCGCGAATACGCTGCTCTCGAATTTCGCGGCCCCGCCGCGGCGGATGGTGATCACCAATCCGCAGATGCAGGCCGCGATCACCGCGACCAATTTCTCGCTGTTCAATCCGCAGACCACCATCAGCGATTCATTCGAGCGCGGCATTTACTCGACCAACACGCTCGGGTTCACCGAATGGTACTGGGACCAGAACGTTGCGCGGTTCACCAATGCGACCTACGGCGGCACGCCGCTCGTGAACGGCGCCACGCAGACCGGGTCGTCGCTCATCACGGACGGCTGGAGCTCGGGCGCGACGACCCTCGTCGCCGGCACGATCTTCACGCTCGGGGCGTCGGCGGTTGGCGGCACCTCCGGCGTCTACGCGGTGAATCCGCAGAACTATCAGTCCACCGGCGCGCTGCAGCAGTTCCGTGTCGTCAACACGGTGTCGGATACGACCGGCGCGATCACGATGACGATTGCGCCGCCGATCATCACCTCGGGCCAGTTGCAGACGGTGACGCAGTCACCCGTCGACAACGCCGTGATCACGGTGGTCGGCACGACCGGCATCAGCGCGGCGCGCGGACTGGCGTGGGTGAAGGAAGCCGTCGTGATGGTGATGGCCGATCTCATCATGCCTGAAGGCGGCGCGATTGCGGAGCGCATCTCGAGCAAGCCGCTCGGGTTCGCGTTGCGGATGGCGAAGCAGTGGAATGGCCTGACCGACCAGAATCTGTGCCGCATCGATGCGGTGTATGGCTGGGCCGCGTACCGGCCCGAGTGGATTTGCCTCATTCAGGGAGCGTAGGAGCGACGCCATGAAGGACACCACGTCGACCGTGATGACGACCAAACTGCACGAGCACGGCCCAGACGCGCCGGCTGCGCACGCCGCCGACGCCCCCGGGGTCACGCCGTTCGCGACCACTACGCTGGCCGGCGCCAAGGCGCTGAGCGATACGTTCCTGTCGATTGCCACGACGACCGGCATGACGCGCGGGATGATGTTCCAGATCGACAACGAGTACTTCCTGGCGTCGAGTGACGCGGTGGGGACGCAGGTGCCGGTGCTCTGCGGCCAGCGCGGGTCGGCGCAGGTCGCGCACAGTGCGGGGGCGACGGTGACGTGGGGGACGCCCAGTTCGTTCCCCAACGTGTCACTGACGACCTACACCGCCGGCGTCTCGCTCGCGTAAGGCGGCACGCATGGCCGGCATTCAGACGCGTGTGTCCGACGGACGCGGCGGCTACGACGAGTTGACCCATCACGATGCGCGCTACTGGGAAGGCCCGTACGCGCATCAGGACTACCCGAAGGCGCTCTACCGGCAGGTCGAGCCAGGCCGCACGGACGCCACGGAAGTGAAGACCGCCGAGGCCCACGCGCAGCTGGGGCCGGGGTGGTACGAATCACCCGTGGATGCGGCAGCGGCGTTCGACCGGCAGGAGGCGGAGTACGCGCGCCTCGCGGCCGAGCGCCAGTTCCGCGACCAGCGGCTCAGTGTCCGCGCGCAGGAGGAAGCCCTCGCGCGCGACCGGGCCACGGACCTCGTCCTGCCGGACCTCGGCGCGGCACCGACGAAGAAGCGGTCGCATCAAAAACAAACGCCGGTCGAACGCCCCTAGATGGCGACCTCCGTGGCGGCCCTGGACCTCATCACCCGCGCGTTGCTCACGCTCAACGTGATCGCGCCGGGTGAGACGCCGGATGCCGCGTCGACGAAACTCGTCTTCGACACGCTGACCGAGCTCGTCGACCAGTGGACCCTGCAGGCGCTGACCGTCACGCTGGTGACGCGCACGGTCTACGCCCTGACGGCGGGGAAGGGCGGTCCGGGGAATCCCTATACGATTGGGCCGGGTGGGGACTTTGATACGGCGACGCAGCCGCGGCCGGATGTGATTCAGCACGCGGCGCTGCTGCTGCAGCAAGTCCCGTATGTGGTGGAACTGCCGCTGGCCATCCTGACCGATGCGCAGTATGCCGCGCAGCCGATCAAGACCATCAGCAGTGCGTATCCCTCGACGCTCTACTATCAGCGCAGCGTGCCGCTCGGGCAGATGCAACTCTGGAATGTGCCGAACACGAGCAGTAATGCGCTGGTGCTGTATCTGCCGCTCTACACGACGACGTTTCCGGACTACACGACGCAGGTGGTGCTGCCGCCGGGGTATCTGACGGCGCTGCGGCTGTGTCTCGCCGATGCGTGTACGCAGTTTTTCAGCGTGCCGCCGGCGATTGCCCAGACGCTGCCGGCGCAGGCGTGGGACGCGCTGAACTGGGTGAAGACGGCGAATGCGAGCGCGATGATGGCGGATCTGGCGATCGATCCGGCGTTCACGCCGTCGCGGCACGGCACGTATGTCATTCAGACCGACGAGGGGGCGTAGATGGCGAGTGTGCTGACCGGCCCGTTCAATGTCGTCAAGCCGATCACGCCGAGCGACACGGTCAATCTCGTGATGCCGAGCATGCGCCTGCTGACCGATGCGCTGCTCGCAGGCGGGGCGGGCACGGTCGCGGCGGTCCTGCAGGACGGCAGCGTCGCGAACCTGACCGTCGTCGCCGGGCAGGTCGTGCCGATCGCGGCGGTCCGCATCAACGCGACCGGGACGGCGGCCACCCCGCTCTCCGCGTGCTGGCAGGTGTGACGCCGTGCCGCGCGTCTCGATCGAGGGGTTCGTCGGCCCCGCCAACGCGCAGCAGAGCCGCACCTTGGACGTCGAGCGGACCGACAACCTCTACATCGCGCCGGCCGCCCCCGGCGTCAGTCCGAAAGGGCCGGGCGCGCTCGCCTGCCGGCCCGCCATGGTGCCGTGGACCGTCTTCCCCGACAGTCCGATCCGCGGCTTGTTCGCGATGAACGGCCGGCTCTGGGCGGTCGGCGGCACCACCTACGCCGAGATCATGAGCGATGGCACCTTCGGCACCGGCCACCCCGTGGCGACGGACAATCGCCCGGTGTCGATCATCACGAACGGCACGTTCAAGAGTGGGGGCAAACAGAACCTGATCGTCTCGGCCAACAAAGGCTATGTGGACGCGCTCGATACCGACGCGTTCGTGCAGATCACCGATCCGAATTGGCCGACCATCGTGCATCAGGCCGAGTACATGGACGGCTACGGCCTGGTCGGCGTCGGCAATGCCTCGATCCGGTTTCAGTGGAGCAAGCTGTTCGACTTCACGAGCTGGCCGGCGCTCAATTTCGCCGAACGCTCGACCGCCATGGACAGCATCGGCGCGCTCATTCGGCTGCAGCGCACGCTGCTGGTCTTCGGGACCGACACGATGGAGCCGTGGTACGACGTCGGCCAGGGGAACACCGTGTTCGCCCCGACCGGGTCCGTGCTCGTCGAGCAGGGCATCAGCATGACCTTCACCATGTTGCGGGCCGACAACACGGTCTACTGGGTGGGGACCAATGCGGACGGGCACCGGCTGGTGTATCGGCTCGACGGGATGACGCCGCGCCGCGTCTCCACCTTTGCCGTCGAACAGGCGCTGCAGCGGTGGGATGTGGTGCAGCAGTTCTACACCTACGCGATCGTGTTCCAGCTCGAGGGGCACTCTTACTACGCCCTCATCTGTCCGACCGACACGGACGGCTCGTTCGTCTACGACATTACGCTCGACCGCTGGTATCAGTGGGGGCACTGGGATCCGACCGCGGGGATCTTTCGGCCGTGGCGGGCGATGGGGCATGCGATCGCGTTCGAACGGTGTCTGGTGGGCGACTACAAAAGCGGGACCATCTTCGAGCTCCGCACGGACACCTACGCCGATACGCTGCCGGGGGGAGTCTAACCCATGGCGGGGATCCAGGCCTGCGTGGGCACCTTCACCCTCCCCCTGGGGCCGACGACCGGCCCGCAGACGGTGACGGGGATTGCCGATGTGACGGGGACCCCCTTCACGCCGAAAGCGATCATCATCTGGGGCACCTACAGCGGGCAGTACGCGCCCGGCGGGTCACAAGTGTGGGATAGCCTCGGCCTGGATGACGGCACGCAGCATTCAGGCCAGTGTCTGGTGAGTCAATACGAAGTCGGCACGCCGTGGCGCGGCACGGTGCAGAGTACGGCCTACTCGATTCTGACGTGTCAATCGATCTTCTCGGCCGCGGCGCGCACCGAAGGCTATATCAGCGCGTTTGGGTCGGGGTCGTTTACCTACACGCTCGACCTGAATGAGGACGGGACGGAGACCTTCGGCTTTCTCGCGCTCGGTGGGGATGCGCTCCTGGTGACGTCGCTGATCTTCGGGAGCGGGATCGCGGGCACGGCCGTCGCGGGCGAGACCTACACGGTCACGGGCGTCGGGTTTCCGCCGACCGGCGGGATCTTCCTGAACAACGTGCCGGCGAATGGCGCCTACAACGGCGGCAACAACTCGTTGAGTCTCGGGTTCTGCGACAGTGCGTGCACGCAGTACAGCCAGTGCGCGAGTACGCAGGACGATACCGCGCCGGTCAATGCCGTGCGGCATCTCCACAGCGGCGTCATCGTGAGCGACAACGACGCCATCGGGGCCGGCCAGCAGCAGGACAGCTGTACGCTCACCGGCTGGACGAGCGACGGGTTCACGGCGACGTGTCTGAACGGCCTGCGGCCGAAAGCGGCCGCGCTCCTCATCGGTGGCGTCACGACCCTGGTCGGCACCTTCGCCGAACCGGCGACCAACGGGAGCCAGACGGTGCCGATCGCGGGGATGGTGCCGGCCGCGGTCCTGCTGATGAGTGTCGGCGCCACCGCGGCCGCGGGCAGCCCGGAGACGACGAGTGAATCCTGGGC